TGCCTGATGGTCCCGCCCTTGCCCTGCAAGACGCCCTGATCGTGGCGTTGCGGGCCAACCCTGGTGTAACGGCTCTGGTTTCGGGCCGCTCTTACGACGAGCCACCGCAAGACGTTGTTTTTCCTTACGTGCGGATCGGCACAATCAACATCGATCCCTTGCGTTTGAGCGGTTGCACCGACGAATCGGTCACGTTCAGCGTCGAGGGGCATTCGCGCCCGGTGGCGGGTCGCGTCGAGGCGGCGCGGCTCGGTCATGCGATCCGGTTGGCGCTGGACGACGCGGCGCTTAGCGTCGCGGGCTACAATCTCGACTGGTGCCAGTTCACGACGCAAGCGGTCACGCGCGGCACGGACGGGCGCAGCTACATTGTGGTCGCGGCCTTCGAGGCGGCGCTGACCCCGAATTAACCAACACCCCGGCAACTGTCGGGGCTGCCCGTATCCCGCCCTTGGGCAAGGCTGGACCGAACGCCGTGACGGCGTCCAAATCCCAAAGAAGGAGCCTACCCATGGCGAAGCAAAAAGGCCGGCTGATGCTGGTCAAAATCGGGGACGGTGAAGCGTCGGAGACTTTCACTGTTTTGTGCGGCTTGCGGTCCAAAACCCTGGCCATCAACAACTCCGAAATTGATGTGACCACGCCCGATTGCGCTGATCCGGGTGGCCCGCTCTGGACTGAGGTGTTGACCGGCGTCAAGCGCATCAGTGTCAGTGGCAACGGTTATTTCAAAGCCGAGGCCCCCGAACAGCGCATGAACGAGGTTGCGATGGCTGCTGATTCCATCGCCAACTTTGAGGTGATAGTGCCAGACTTTGGCACTTTTGCGGGCGCTTTCATCGTGTCGTCGGTCGATTACGGTGGTGAGCAAGAGGATGGTGTCACCTATTCGCTGTCGCTTGAGTCCAGCGCCGCTGTCACCTTCACGGCGCTTGCTTGATGGCGGTCGCAGGCACGTCGCCTGCGCACGAGGAAGAGATCGGCGGCATTCGTCGCCGTCTCTTGCTGCGCAACGGCGAAATCGCCCGGTTCGAAGTTCAATATGCGCCGTTCGGTTTTTTCGAATTGTTCGACCAATTGTTCGGGCGTGGTCCTGCACCACAAGTCCGCCACGTGCGCGACATTCTGGCGCTGGCCCTGATCGGGGGCGGCATGTCTGACCTCGCGGCGGATGATCTGATTGCGTCGCTACCGCCCTCGGAAAATCCGTCATTGCGTTTGGTTGCGCAGCGGGTTGTTGGCGCGGCGCTGCTGCCGTTGGTTGCTGGCGGTAAGCCAAAAAAGCGCGGGGCTGGCTCGCGCGGGCCAAAAGCGAACCAGCCCGCTGCTACGACGCCCGTGCCCGAGTGAAAAACATCTGCGGCGTGATGGGGCGATTGCCTGCCGAAATTTGGGCCATGACCCCCGCCGACACGGATTTTCTGTGTGAGGCGTGGAACGCCGAACAGGGCGACCAAGGCCCCGCCGCCCCGACCGACGACGAATACGAGGCGCTACTAGCCGCGCACGGCTGAGACCGTTGCGCCAAGGCCTCGCGTAAAAAAAAGGAAACCGGACGCCAATGTCAGACGACAACCTCGAACGCATCACGATCCTTTTGCAAGCCAAGGACCGTGATTTCGCCCGCGCTATGGATCGCAACAACAAGCTGGTTGCCAAACTGTCACGGGATTCGGATCGCAACCTTGCCCGGATGAACCAGCGAGCCCAATCGCACTTTGGCAAAATGGGCCAAAGCGCTGCCAATTTTGGTCGCAATTTCGCGGCGGGTCTCGCCGGCGGCGCGATCACGGCGGCAACGGGCATCTTGCTGACCAATCTGCGCAGTACCGTCAGCGGCATTGCCGCTGTTGGCGATCAGGCGCGAAGGTCCGGTCTTGGTGCCGAGGCGTTTCAGGAATGGGCCTTCGTTGCCCAGCAAAACCGCATCGGCGTTGATCAGCTGGTGGACGGTTTCAAAGAGCTGAACCTTCGCGCTGATGAATTCATTGTCACGGGCGGCGGCGCGGGCGCGGATGCCTTTGCGCGGCTTGGGTACGGCGCTAATGATTTGGCTTCGGCGCTCGAGGATCCGTCAGAGCTGATGTTGGAACTCTTGGGCCGGATGCAAAACCTCGATCGTGCGGGTCAAATCCGTGTTGCTGATGAATTGCTGGGCGGTGCGGCTGGTGAGCGGTTCGTGGAGCTTTTGGCGCAGGGTGAAGGGAGCCTGCGGCGCACCATCGGTTTGGCCCATGACGTTGGTGCGGTCTTCGAAGAGGAAATGATCCAGCGAGCGACAATTCTTGACCAGAAGTTCAGCCAACTCACAACCCGCGTCTCGACGTTCCTTCAGACTGCGGCGGTTGGCTTGTTCGCGGGCGGAGTCGAGACATCGGCGGACAGTCTCGAGCGGATGTTTGGCACGCTCGAGAGGGCTCGCGCTGTGCTGGGCGGCGGCGTTTTTGATGCGTTGATTTCGGAAACTGCCGAATTGTCTGACGAGACTGACGCGCTGCTGTCGGGGATCGCTTCGGGGTCAGAATCAGCGCAGGCCGGTGTATTGCGTGTGGCCAGCGGCATGGCCGACGTGACCGGCCAACTCAGCGATCTCGGTTTGACCGAAGAGCTGCTGTCATTCGACGAGGTGATCAATGGAATGGAGCAGCTGGTCGCTGATTTGCGAGCCGGAGTGATCGTGGCGGATGAGTTCGACGTCGGGCTGGATGACGTGATTTCCAGCGCGGTGCAGGCTTTGGCCGCGGTTGATGGGATCAACGGTGTCGATGTGTCGGACGCCGTGTCGGCGTTGGCGACGCTTGTTTCAGGTCTTCGGCTGGTCCGCGCCGAGGCTGATGCCGCCACTGGTGCATTGCCGGGCGGGGGCTATGGCATGACGACCGGGACACCCCTGACCCGGGACGGCCTGCAAATGATTCAGGACCTTCCGACGACTGGCCGTCGTGGGTCGGCGCCACCCCGTGCGCCTGCGCTGCTTGGCGAACCTCCAATTCCAGTGCCTGGCGGTGGCACGCAGCAAGGCTACGCTGCTGCTGTTGCGGAAATTCGTGATCGCACGACGGCGCTTGAGCTCGAGGCCGCTGCGCTTGTTGCTGTTGCGGATGGTGGTGTGCGTTACGGCGATGCTGTCGAGTACGCGCAGCGCCGTGCAGAATTGTTGCACCAAGCCATGACCGAGGGTCGCGAAATCACGCCCGAGTTGGAGTCCGAGATCAACGGGTTGGCCGAGGCCTACGTCACGGCGGGTCAATCCGCCGAGGATGCGGCAGACAGCCTTGAACGAATTCGGGAGGACGCACGGCGTGGCGAGGATGCCGCTGTCAGTTTGTTCGAGGGCATTGTGCAGGGTGGCGATGCGGCCCGCCAGGCCGTCGCCCGCCTGTTAGCGGAAATGGGCTCATCGCGGTTCCGGCTGTTGTTACAGGGGCTGTCGGGGTCGGGCGGCGGGTGGTTGGCGGGACTGGGGGGCTTAATCAGTGGCAAGCGTGCTGCCGGTGGTCCTGTGGTCGCTGGTCAGGCCTACCGCATAAACGAGAACACGCCGAACAGCGAAATCATGGTGCCGTCACGTTCTGGCGGAGTGTTGAATGTGGCGCAGGCCAAAGATGCCCTGCGCGGGCAATCTGCGGGACCGTCGAACGTTTACCACATTGATGCGCGTGGCGCACAAATCGGCGCTGCCGAACAAATCGAGCAGGCTATCAGGCGTGCCCAACCGGGAATTGTACGCCAGTCGGTCAAGGCCACGTTTGCGGCATCCAGAGAGGTCCGTTTCGAGTGACAGCTATTTACGCATTTCCCCCGGTTTGCTCGGTATCGTCTGGGTGGCACGAAGTGGCCCCAGTGCGGCGCAGCCGTTCTGCGGTTAGCGGCCAGCGTTTCGTGTCCAGCGCAGGCCCGACACGGCGCGAGGCCATGGTGATGGTGTCGGCGTTGTCCGGTGATCGCGACGGTGCTGGATACTCCGAGAGCCTGAAACGGCTGCTTGACGGCGGGGTCAATCTGGTCCGCCTGAACAGCCCCGCCGTCAACTGGCATCTGGACGCGCTGTCGGCGGGCGGATTGGTCACGGCCCCGGTGAGATGGGAGGACAGTGAAGGCGTGATGGAATGGACGCACGGCGGCGATCCTCTTTTGTGGTTCACCGGCCCCGTGCTGGTCGCCACGGTGACCATGCTTGATGGTTTTGCCGCCTTGTCGGTTTCCGGCCTGACGCCGGGGCGTTTGGTGTGCCGCGCCTTTGATGTGGTGCGGGTTTACGCGGCGGGTGTCAGTGCGGGAACGGCGCGGGTGGTGCGCACAGTCCACGCCGACAATAGTGGTGTCGCCGTGATCCCGCTGCATTCGGCGTTGCCTGCTGGCATTGTTTCAATTGGCGATCAGGAATCTGCGGTTTTCGAGGCGATGGACATGCCTCGCAGCCCGCAGCCGATGGGGCAGAACTGGTTTTACCAGTGGAATTTCCGCGAGGTTCTGGCGGATGAAATTCCAGGCGACACGTCCGAGCTTGACCCGTGGCGCTAATCCGCGACATTCACGCCGACACTCTGGCCGCGCTGACATCTGGCGCGTTTCATCCCGTCACATTGGCGTTTGTCGATTGGCCCGAGGATCCGGTTCGGGTGCATTCTGGGTTTGGCACGCTGACGTGGGGCGGTCACGACTGGATGGGGGTCGGCCTGCTGGACGGCTTGTTGTCCCTGCCTGCCGAGGGGACCGGCGCGGCAATGGTCGAGGGTGAGGCTGTAATCGGCGGTGACCCAGACGGGATCGACAGTATTCTGAATGCCGCCGAAGCGGCACGCGGCGCGACGGTGCAGGCATGGTGCGGTGTCGTGACCACGCGGTCGGGGACGGTTCTTATTGGCGAGCCGTTCGGCGTGTTTACGGGGTCAATCGGCGCTGTCGGTGACAGTGATGAATGGACCGGAGCCGACGTGTTGCGAGCCGTGACTCTGGGTTTGGAAACAGGCCCGTCACAACGGTCCCGCGCCTCGGCTGCGCACAGTTACGAAGACCAGAAACGGTACGATTCGACCGACACAGCCGGTCGCTGGGTGAAACAGGCGATTGCCGATTTCGCGGCGGGTATTCCCAAGTGGTGACGCCAGATCAGGCGATGTCGGCAGTGCTGGATCGGATGGCCGGGCCATTTATTTGGGGTCAATCGGATTGCTGCACCTCGGCCAGCGACGTTTTCTGCGACCTGTTCGGCATTGACCCCATGGCGTCATTGCGCGGGCACTACACGACCGAAGCGGGGGCGATGACCATCATTCGGGCGAACGGCGGGTGGCGCGGCATGACGCGGCGTTGCGCGGCACAGGCTGGTCTTGTGGACGGTCGCGGTGCTGCTGGCGAGATCGGGCTGCTGAAATTGCCCGACCGCTTCGTTTTGGCCGCGTGTGTCGGATTTGGGCAATGGGCGGGCCGCGTTGACGGTGGATTTACGACCGACGGCAACGTTGTTGCCTGTTGGCAGGCAGTGAGAGACCGCTAAGTGGCTGAAATGATTATCATTGGCTTGAAAACAGCCGGTTTAAGCGGGGCGATGGCTGGCACTGTGGTCAATCTGGGCGGGTCGCTGCTGCTGTCGGCGGCATCGCAGGCGCTGCTGGCGAAATCACAGGGCGCTGATCTGTCACGCGAATTGTCGTTGCCGAACAGCCTGCCACCCTACAGATTTGTGTATGGTCGTGGTTCGCGAATTCGCGGCTCTTGGGTGCCGGGATGGGTGGTCAACAACGGGGTGTTGTATGGCTGCATTTTGCTGAATTCGCGGCCCAGTGCTGGCACGAACACGCAGCTCAACATCGACGCCAGACCTGTCGGTTTGACTGGCGACCTGTATGATTTCGGGGATCTGGAAACCGGCACCGCTACGATTGCCGAGGGCGCGACCTTTGTCGATGTCACGCACGGTTTGGCCGACACCCCGACCGCTGCCAGCATCGCCGCTTGGAGTGACGATGAGGTCGCCACGATCAGCAGCGTTGGCGCAACAACCTTTCGGGCAACGATTGCCAGCCCCGCGCCTGTTGGGGGTGTGACCCTGAATTGGACCGCGATGCTCTATGTTGAGGGTGCGCGTGCGACGAATTATCCGTTTACGGATCACCTGAATGTCTGGATGGGGCGTGGTGACCAAATGCACCCGCCGACGCGGATACTGTCCGAGGTTGGCGACCTGACGGGGATCGACACAAGCAAATTCTGGCCAACCGACCGCTGGGCGGGTCGGACGGTGTTGTGGGTCCGGATGGTCGCCGGTGGCAACGAAACACGGTTGGAGCGGTGGCCGACGTCGCCGCCTGCTATCGAGGTGGATTCCGACTGGTCTCGCGTTTGGGATCCGCGTGACGAGCTGCAGGACCCCGAAGATCCGGCCACATGGCTGGTCAGCGACAATCAGGCGCTTTGCCTGCTGGACGCGGTTTTGAGCAACCCGATTTCGCGATACCGCCGTGATCAGGTTATCCTTGACCAGTTCATCGCTGGGGCTGATCTGGCTGATGAAGCCGTCGCGCTCAAGGCTGGCGGGACCGAGGCGCGATATCGTGTTGGCGGAATCATTGTGTTTTCCCGCGCAAGCGAGCTGCAAGACCAGCTCGCACCGCTGACATCGGCGGGCGCGGGGTCACTGTTGCGCGTCGGTGGAAATCTTGGGTATTTGCCCGGCTCACATTCGGCCCCAGACATAACCATCACCGATTACCTGCGCGACAGGCCGCTGACATTTCGCGCAACGCAACGCACCCGTGACCACCCGTCGGCAATTCAGGCAAAATTCCCGGACAAAGCGGCGCAGTGGGAATCATCGGATCTTGTTCCAATTGGCGTTGCGGATGATTGGGACGGCAGTGCTGACGGCGTCAAGTCGGTGCCTTTGGGCATGGTGTTTTCCGCCACGCAGGCCATGCGTATCCAGCAAATTATGGCGCGCGAATACGGATTCCAGAAGACTCTGGACGGGGTGTTCCCGCCGTCGGCAATTTTGGCAATTGCTGGGTCTGTGGCGACAGTTGCATTGCCGCGTCTTGGTGATGCCCGCAACGCGACCTACCGCGTCACGGGAACCGACCCGACGGCGTGGCTTGACGGTGGCGGCGGCGTTGCGTTTGCGGTGCCGATGACCATGACCCAGACGGACGCAAGCATTTATGCATGGGATCCAGAGACCGACGAGCAGGACAGGTTCGTGCAGGTCTTTGTGCCTATTGACCTATCAATGCCCGCGCCGGTGTCATTTACGGCAGTGGTTTCAGGATATCAGATCAACCTGGATATCGGGTCGCCCGGAACCCTGCAAACCGACCCAAACATCCTATTCACGCCGTCAAGCGACGTCGCGGAATTCGACTGGCAGTTCCGCCGAGATCAGACGTTCTGGCAATCAGGCGCTGCGGTCCCGATTGCTGCCGTCGGATTGATCGGGCTGAACATTGGCCATGCGTCAACAGGCCTGTCACCGCTGCAATCTGGGTCGAGTTACGACCTGCGCGTTCGCTCGAAAAACGAAGGCCGCGTCAGTGAGTGGCTTTATGTGCGGGCCGTTCAGTATGAATTCGTTCTGGGTGTTCCGACGTCTGTCACAGCCACCCCGGCTGCGGGTCAGATCACGATCGAGGCCGACGCGCCGTCCGACGTCAGCTTTGCCGCGCTGCAGGTATGGGGCAACGACGTCGATGACGTCGAGGCGGCTTATCTGGTCGAGGAAATCGCCGGCGCACCAAGCGACACACTGTCGACCATCGAAACCGGTTTGGGCGGTGGCGTCACGCGCTACTATTTTGTCCGAGGCGTGACGTCCACGGGCGCTGTCGGCCCATGGGCCGCAACCTTGTCGGCCACCACACCTTAAATAAAGAGGGCATCATGCCAGCACCAATTTTCACGCGCAATCCTGTGGATGGCGCGGTTTCAAACGAATCGGACATCGCAGAACTTAACCGCGTGGTCGGTGAAATCTATGACACGGCAAATCCAGAGGATCGCGAACGCGCTGAGACCGCTGCTGACCGTGCCGATTTGGCTGCGGAACTTGCTGACAGCGAGGGCAATGCTGCGCTCGCCTTGCAGTATCGCAATGAAACCGCTGAAATCCGGGATTCGATCCTTGGTGCCCCTTGGTTAGATAGCTTTGCGGCGCTGATTGGCGATACGGGGTTGACCTATACGGCGGATCAGGACGGAACTGTTGTCGCGGGTGATTTAGTCCAGACGCGCATTGACCGGTTGGTCTGTGCCGTCGCGGCGCCCGACGCCACCGACCACAGCTATGCGACAGCGGAGGGCGTCAAGCTTTATGAGCAACGCAGGCAGGGTCAGGCGTCGCCAGCTGCCGCTTTCTGGCGGCGCTTGCGTGCTGAAGATATGGATGTACGCGTCTTTATAGGATCAGACAGCACGGGAAACGAGGCGTGGGAATGGACCCGCATGTGGCCCGACTTCGTTGCAGGGGTTGCCCTGACGCACACCATTAAAATCAAATACCTGAATGCGGGAACGTCTAGCTGGGACGCTTACACCACGATTCAAACCGGCACCGGGGATAGGACCGTGTTTTTTGACGTGGCTGCAGTCGCCGGGTCCAACAGCTACTACCTAGAAGGGGAACGCGAGACCGAGATTTTCGGCGGCAACCCATACTCTTTGGCGATTTTGAATTACGGACACAACCTCGGAACTGATGGCCGCGAAAGCACTGTTTTCGATGAGTGTCTGATTGCGGCACTCAATACACATCTGCGCTGCCCGTCGGCGCAGATCGTTGTGACCGCACAAAACCCGCGCACCAGCGAAAACGGGCTGGGCCAGTCGAAGGGCTTGGCCGCTGCTTGGCGTCGAGTGGCCGACCTAACAGGCTGTGCGCTGATCGACGTGCAATCACGGTTCCTGCGGCGGGCTGATTGGGCCACGGCCCTGATGCAGGATGAAACACACCCGAACGCGACCGGGCAAGCAATTTGGGTTGCGGCGGTCAAAGATGTGCTGTTTGAGCCTGACCTACTGGACGCCGAGGCGAGCCGCGCAACCGGGTTGCCTCTTCTGAGCACTGTGGGCCAAAATATCGCCCCGAACCCAATGTTCACGCGGTGGACGGGCGCTGCCCCCGACGGGTGGACGCTGACTAATTGCACTGCCATAAAACAGCCGGGCCGTGCGGAAAGTGGTCTCTACTCTGTAGAGATTACAGGCGGCGTTGCTACCGGAACCGTCTCATGGACAGTTCCGGCGGGGCTGTTGCCCTCGCTGCGCGGTCGCACGGTCGTTGCGCTTGCGAAGATTTGGAAGCCCTCCGGCGGGTCCAGCACGGCGGGTCGAATCTTCGTGACAACCTCAAACGGAACGTCTGTGAGTAAGCAATCCAGAGCGCGTGGCGACGTGGGCGTCGATGGCTGGTCTTGGGCAATAGTCCAGAACACCGTTCAAACCGATGCGACAACGGTGGAACTGGCAATGTACTCCGGTGACGCAACCGACAACGGCAAACGGATTTGGTTGCAGTCATTGGCGCTGTTTGTGTCAGACGTTCCCGCAGGACTAGACCTTTCGCCCGTGGCAGACTCCGTAATCACGGAGTATTTTTCGGAATTCTTGGTCGGCCCCAAAGGCGTCTCAGAGGATGCGGTGCTCGTGGTTGGACCGGACAGCATCACGGCTACAGGCGCGACCCCCGGCAGCAATGCCGATACTGTAATTGACTTTCCGGCGCTTGAGGCAGGTGCGACCTACCGGGTCACATGTGACGTGGCGTCGGGCGATCCCGCTTACACGATCGGAGTGTTGGCCCGCAGCGGCGCGGGCGGCAGTGGCAGCACCTTGGCCACTGCCGCTTGGGCGAGTGGTTCAACCGGGGCCACGCTGGACTTCACACCGACCTCTGCTGTGGCGAGCCTATGGCTCTATGTCACTGGATCATCGACCGGGTTTGGGATCACCAGCATAACCGTCGAAAAGCTCTAACCGCACATTCAGCCCGCTACCGGGGCTGAATAGTTCATCACGAACGGTGTGTCAGCCACCGCGCGTGCCGCATCTGACGGTGCCGTGACGGGTGACTCGGGCATCGGAAAATCAAGAGGGTAAATGGCAAATGAGTGAAAATCTGAACCGGCGCAAAACACCGCCAGAGGACCATGAGTGGCCGTGGGTGTGGGAGGCCCTCTCTTTCGCCATGATGGTGAAAAGCCTTATCGTCGGGCTGGCTTCAAACATGATGAACTGGAAGTTTATCCTCTGGTTCGTGGTCTTGGCGTCGGGCTTGAGCTTTGATCATATCATCAACATTGCACGGGCCGCTCTGCAGGTGTCAGGGGGTGACCAGTGAGCCTGAAAATCATCGTGCCTCTTGCGGCGGCCCCTGCGCTTGCAATCACAGCATTGCTCGACCTTGTCGCGCCAACACCTGAGCCACCACCGCATGCCTACATCGAGGTCCACTCGATCACGTATAGCCCCGCAGGCGGTGGCATGATTGTGCAGGACCGCACAATCATGCCCGATGACGGTCAAGACGTGGTTCTGATGGGGTGGGCAGCGCAATATGTGAGCGCGGAAACCGACGCGCCAGTTCGGGGTTGCACGGGTTCTGGGTCGTGGCCGTACAGCGGCGGGCGCGGCGCCTACCCTATCCCGGTCAACCAGTGGGTTGGCTCTGATGAATGCGCATTGCCGACGGGTCATTACTATCCAAGAGCTGTGTTTGATACGCCTGGCGGGCAGGTGAGTGCGCGTGGCGCAATCTTTGAGGTGACAGAATGAAAAAACCATTCCTAATTCCGAACTGGCGGCGCGTGGCGCTGCGGTCGCATAGCATGTGGGCGGCTTATCTCGGTCTTGCCGCGCTGGTATTGCCCGAGCTGCTTTTTTCCGTGCTGGGCTATGACGTGGGGTCACCGCGCCTGTGGTGGCTGGTTGGCCTCGTGTTGGTTGCCTCTGGCCTCGTTGGTCGTGTCAAAAACCAAGGTATCGGTGATCGACAATGATTAACGCAATTGTTTGTGCCTTGTTTGCGCATTGCGCCCAGCCCGCACCGGCACCGGCAACGCCCATCACAGGCTTCACAGAGGCCCTTCTCGACCACGCCGCGCCCGCTATTGCCCGCCGTGAGGGCTTGCCCTGTGACGGCGACGTGTGCGCCGCCTATCTCGACACAATCGCGGCCCCGCCAGTCTGGACGATCTGCCACGGCGAGACGGTAGGCGTGCGGGCTGGCGACGTGCGGACCCGCGCCGAATGTGAGGCCAGCCTGCGACCGCGCGTGGCCCGCTATTGGTCGAACATCGTTCCGGGATTCACATTCTCGCCGCTGACGCAACGCTTGACCGTTCGGCGGGCGTCGTCGTTTGTGTCACTGGCCTACAACGTCGGCGTTGGCGCGTGGCTGCGATCAACCGCCCTGCGGCGGATTAATGCGGGCGACATTGCCGGTGCCTGTGTCGCGGCCACATGGTTCAACCGTGCGGGGCAACGGATCGTTCGCGGGTTGGTTATCCGGCGCACCGACGAAAACCGCGATTGTGTGGCGGGGCTATGATCGGCCGATACGCGTTAATCGCCGCGATGGCCGTGGCGCTGGTGGCGATGGGTTGGGCCATGTGGCTCTATTCGTCGCGGGCTGAGGCGCTGGCGACTGTGGCGCGGCTCGACCGGTCTGTGCAGGTGCTCGAAGTGCAGCGCGAACAGGTTCGCGAGGCCGGACGGATCGCCCAGGAACACCGCAGCCGCATGGCCTCCGAGGCGGCGCAACGTGACGCGCTGATTGCTCAATTGCTCGATGGGGAGGGTGCCGATGCGCCTGTGTCTGATTTTCTGCGCCGTGGCGCTGGCCGCTTGTTCGAGGCCCGTTGAATACATCGAGGTCCGGCCCACGGTGCCCGCAGATCTGCTGACGCCCTGCGAGGGCTGGGCTGGCGGGCCACCGACCACCGAGGGCGACGTGCTGCGCATCATCGCCGCCGAGGCGTCAGGCCTTGCCTGTGCCAACGGCAAGCTGGCGTCAGTGGCGCAGATTGTCGGGCCGCAGTGACGGTGATCTGGTAAGCGAAACCCCGCGAGGACCGTACGGCTGTCGCCTCAGCTGCTGTTCTATGTGGTGACTTGGAGTGCGTTCGATTGAAGTGTGGTCGAGGCCCGCTGGGGGGCTGGCGATGCCCAACGCGGGTTTCTTGGGTGTGTCCAGAATTTATGCCGCAGCCCCGTCGGAGATTTGTGCTCTTCTTGTTGTATTGCTGATAACTTGCACGCTGAACGGATCTCTGTAATGCTCACGCACAGCCATCCTTCCAAGCATTTGACGAATTAGGGCACGGATGACGAGGTTTCTGTTCGAAACGCAAATCACCCATGACTGTGAAAGGTCGTGAAAGGCCCTCTGCAGCGGTTCACGCATAGTCTCTACGCCAAGGCTGTCCTCCTGGGTTGCAGGCGCCCCGCCCTTTGATCGCTCCGCCAAAACCGCCAATAGTAGAGCCGGTGTGCTACGGCTTAAAATGTTGTCCACCATGAACTGGCCAAGCTCGATGATAGCATCAGGCACATCTGCATCGTTTGCTAGCTTTGCATCTAGTAAGGCATTCCATTTCTTGAAAGCCACGTCAATGTGATGGCTCGTACCCTCGTCAGCTCGATGCCTGATCGCGAAATATCGCCTCAGCATATAGACCGTAACTGCTGAAAGTAGGGTTGCTAGGAGCAGCACAAACAGAGATGTTATCATTATCTTACCTTCCTCCCCTTGGACTTTTTCGCATTTAGCCTGTTCTGCTTTTCTGTAGCTAGACGCTGTTTCATGTCATATTTCCGTCGTATCTCATACTTCTGATTTCTTGCTCTAATTATTGCAGGTGTCGAATAAATCAATAGGCATCCGAAAGCGGTAACAATGATGTGCCAAGGCCGAATTGCCTCCCAGGGCATTTGCTCTACAGTCGCGGCCGCAGCGTCTGATCCTAGAAAGTCAAAGAAACTCATACCACCTCAGGTTTAATAAATTACTCGAACAACTGACCAGCATTTCATTCATCGTGCAACAGAGATATTATGTTCGGGTGCGGGGAGACACCTGCCCGCTCCAAGAAGAATTGAAAATTCCCAAGTAAAACAGCATGATATAGGCTGCGGCTCGATTGAGACGATTTGGGCTTACTACCGGCATTTACCGGTTTCCGAACTGCGCAACCTTTCAGTGACAAAGATCATTGCAAGCAATAGTCCGGCAAATCATAGATCGCGGACAGGTCGCGGCCCGCTGCTTTCGCGAGCCGTTCGGCGTCCGCGTATCTCTGGCCTGAGTGCGCAGGGCAATCGCGTACAAGCCCGGCAAAAACCATGATCTCGGCCAGGTCGCGGCCCCTTACGCTGCACTGAGCCACTGGCCTTGCGGATCGGCCAGCTGTCTCGCCTGTCAATTCACAGGTCACAACCGCGCGGCCAATCAGCGCCGCCAGTGCGGTCGTTGCCTCTGGCCCGCCGGGTTCCAGCCATCGACCGTCACCTGGTGCCGCAATCCCCCACAACCGCACTCGAACCCGCCCGAACGCAATGTCGTCGCCGTCCACGGCCCGCGCGTGGCCGGTGATCGTGGCAACGGGTTCAAAGTCACGTTGCGGTGTGCCGATTGGCATTGCGGCGATTGCAATGGCAACGGCAAGAGGTGCGATGTTTCGAATCATCTGTTCACGGCCCTACGGTTTCCACATTGCTATCTAAGTCATTGACTTGTTATTGCACTGCAAGTTGCTGGTTTCCAACATAGCCAATTGAATTCAAAGGTTTCGCGCGGTCCTCCCGGGATCGCCATCTTGCCGTGCACCCCTGCCATACGCCATACTACCGTGACTTCAGGCAAGGGACGGACCGCATGCCCAATCACCGCATTCTCGTCGCTCAGACG